CACACGTTTGGGACACAGATAGACTACCATGGGGCATTGAACATGAACCAATAGAATGGAGAGATGAAGACTGGGAGCCAGCACAGCCAAGGCGTATGCCTAGGAGTGGGTCATGGCCAAAGCGGGCAAAGAAGCAATTTGCTAGAGGAGACACAGGCGATGGGGAAGTGTTGCAATTGACGGTAACTACTGTATATGAAGTGCTCCAGCGCCAACCAACGGAATGGGAGTGGCAGTGTATGGATTACAACTATGCACATGCACAGTGGTCTGTGGCAGCTATCATACTAGGCATGAATTGTGGAAATCCTGAAATACCCCATCTGATGTTTGAGGCAGGCATGTTCCGCACACCATTATATGGTTGGATAGATGCCTACAAAGACTGGACGAATGCGCTAAGACGCGTGTGTGCCGTTTGGGAGGATGACAACATAGGAGTGGAGGATTGGATGCAGATGCGCAAAATGCTGAGCTGCACTGACAGAGTGAGAAAGCAAGCCGACTGGGATAAAGAGGAATTGAGGAGGACTGCCGAATTGCCGGGACTGGTGGGCTTGAAACCAAACGGCATGTTGCAAACCGCTCAATGGATGCAAATGTGGACTATCAACGCACAGGTGGTATGCGACGAGACAGTGTCTGCATTGAATGACACTATGGAGCTTGAAGACACTACCTCGTGGATGTGTGCCAGGTGGGCTCACATGCCATCTGGATCAACAAGTATAAGGCAGGTTGTGGACGAGGTGAAATCCAAAGACAGCCGATTGAGTAGTGCAGCGCGACCATCAAAGAAAACAACTTCTGAAGCAATGCCTACATGGTTACTGATATTCATACTTGCTTTTGTTGAACCAAAAAGCATAGTAAGAACAAGCACTAAGGAGGAGCCGCAGAGAAAACTGAGAGCATTGTACGCCATATGTTGTATATTAGCATTGGTGGCAAGCTATGCCAGCGTTCATGTTGAGAAGTTCATGGTAGCTGAAGGCATCAGGGCTAAACAGTCACCAGCAGACGTTCTTGAGTGGGCGGTAGAAAGTATTCAAACAAAAGGACTGGAACAATGGCTGTCAGTGGACTATGCAGACTGGAATTGGCAGATACTACAGGTAATGCTAATAGAATTGAATCTCGCAATGGCAAGAGCATGGAAGAAATGCTATGTACGCGACAAGAAAGTGGCAAAACTCAAAAGTATGGCTGCTACATGGGTAGCATACGCACACGCGGCAATGTTCGCAGATCTAAACAACAATGAATTTAGATTACTGGCTACACTGTGTAGTGGACATAGGGACACCGCCAGGGACAATTGTGGCGTACACGGCATAAACAAAAGAACAATAGTGCAAATGGCACGCTTGTTCGACATGGATGCTGAACCCATATTCATGCTCATCACAGGCGATGACGAAGACGGCAAATTCAAGGACTTCATAGCATGTGCATCTTACTTGCTAGTGGTTCTACTGTGCATGTTTGATTTGAATGCGACCAAACAATTGGGAGGGCGCTGGACGCATGAATTTCTGCAGCGAATGGCAGGCAAGGGCACCGCACCCACAATGCCGTTGTGGGCCGCATTGGCACAGTATGCTAGTGGCAATTGGTACAAAGACGTGACAATCTGGTTCGACACTTCAATACAGAGCTGTTCAGACAATGCCTATGAAATGCACAGAAGAGGTATGCCACTAGTATACGCACGAAGGCTCGCAGCATCCACGTTGAATGCCATGATGCGGATTCCATCAGGAGATGGTACGGGATACAAAAAATTGGAATGGTGGCGATTCAGATCCAACGGTTCCACACATCCGCTGTGGGAAGGACTGCCAGGAAGGAACATGGCGACTCCTAAAACTCCATCCGAATGCAGTCCTAGAGTGCCCCAAAACTTAAGAAAGGCTTCCTGGGATTGGCTAATTTCAAGGAAAAAACGACTCAACTTGCCAATACCAGAAGAGAAAGAAGCAAGGCTAATTAGTTCATTCATAGAAAAATCATATGCCAAACTGTACGACAAGGTGCGGGGAAAAACACAGCGCGAATTGGCAATCACTTCGTGGCCAGAGCGGGTGGAAGATCCACCGTACGAAGCACTGCATCTGCAGACCTATCAAGAACAGGAC